AAGCACGCATGCACGCAATTCTACAATCAGTGGTTGGCGGACCCGGACCTCTCATTGTCGAATATAATGGTCAAATGTTTATTGAAAATTGTTGGACTATCACCAATAAACATGTGGAAAACATTCACAATAAATTGAAAATGTTAAATTTTTCTAAAATTGAACAAACTAGCGATCGTTCATTTATTCTTACATAGAGGAGTTGAGATCCAACGACTCGAGTTCGAGACCGGTATCTTGGAATGGAGTATCAACCATACCAGGCTTCATCACAACGTCCACTTGACGAATTGGTGGGACTGGTTCAGTTGTTTCCGTTGTTTCTTTAACTTGGCGCACGACTGGTAAATCCTTCTTGACATTCATCATACCCCACACGACGAGGATGAACACAAGGGAGTGTACAAGGAGACCCATGGTTGATGGGCAACCGTTGGGGGTCGCGATGCGTGGACCGAGAACTCGCCTGACGAGACGGAAAGTTTCTGGATTCGCGATGATGAAAAAGGTGAGACCAGAAATGAGGGAAGTCACAAACTTCTCCTGTTGCTTCTGACCATTGCACCCACAGCCGCAGTCTTTAAAAAGACCCATGATTATGTTTACTTTAGTCACACAAAAAAAATGTTAAGTGACTATAAATGTCACAGGTTGCCATCATTGGTGTACTTGGCTTAATGATATGCTGTTCAAGTTCATCAGCTGCAGCTATGCTCATGATGGGCGGTGATGATGACACCTCCCCATCCCCAGGACCCTCGTCCACAGGACCAGCTCCTCCAACCGAGTACAAGTATGAGTTTATTAAAAATGTTGAAAGTTCTCATACAGAAAACTTTAACGTCCACATAACCGATATCCGTGTGGGTGGTACACGTATCACATCCGATCAGATACAACTTCATGAAGAACCAGAACACGCAAAATGTAACAGTAAGGCGAATGGCTATGAATGTGAAGGTGACAACTATGGTCTCAATGACCCAGAACCAGCCAACCCAACTTATGCAGACCTGACCTGGTCTGCGTGGAAAGAAGGACAAATACCAGTTGGTTCAAAGGTGATGACTATCACAACTTCATCAAAGGTTAAGGAATTTGAGATTGATTATTTCAGACCGAAGTATGCCCCTGGATGGATTATTAAAGAAAATGGCAAAGAAGTCCTCAAAGAAACTGCGAATGGTGGTTCGGGAAATAGCCCCTATCCAAAGACTATAAAGTACACTATCCCATAAAAATTGACTTAAAGTCAAGCCTCCTAGTAGATATATAATACCCACTACAAATGTCGCTTGCTATCCAACGATCCTCTGAATTTTCTGCCTCTTCTGTAGGCTTTTCAAAACTCCGTAAGAATAAGAATGGCGGTAAGACCGTCTACTTGAACGGTGGCGACAACAAAAAACTCTACCTTCAACTCCCATTCATGCGTTCCCCATATGGACTCAGTGCGTTCACTGACGAAGGCACTGGACGTACTACTTATTCTCTTGACCTCAGCTTTGACTCTGATAATGCTGAAGCGATGGACCTTCATGACAAGTTGAAGGAACTTGATGAAATCATCGTCAACACTGTCGCCGAGAACTCCAAGGAATGGCTCGGTAAGGAGTTCAATGTCGCGGTTCTCCGTGAAGCTCTCTACAAGCCAATTGTGCGCCCAGGTAAGGAGCCATATCCATCTACCCTCAAGCTTAAGATTGCCACTAAGCCGGATGGTACTTTCGTCCCAGAAGCTTACAGTATGCAAAAGGAACGAGTCACCCTTGATACTATTGAAAAGGGACAAAAGGCTATGGCTATTGTTGATGTCAGTTCCATTTGGTTCATTGACAACAAGTTTGGTGTGACGATCCGTCTTCAACAAGCTCTCCTTGAGCAATCCACCAAGCTCCCATCCTTTGCTTTCCAAGGTCTTGACCTCCCAGAAGAGGATGAGGTTGACGAAGAAGAAGAGGAAGTTGAAGTAGACGAAGAATAAATAATTAAATTGTAATCAAATAATTCCTCAAATTTGATATGAAACTTATGAATCAAGTTACATATGAAGTTATTCTCTCAAGAAGAATTAAGATAGATGTTGTCACACCTAAGTAATCTATATTTCAGTAGATATCGTAACAGAATGAATTTCATTGAGAATCAAAAGGATCTTACAGAAGTTATCAGGGATGGAGATGCTATCACTCTCATGAAAATGGAATGTGAGATTGTAGAATATGTGGATTATGTGATGCTCAATGAAGGGGATGAGGAAGAATACTTAACTTTTCTGATTGCACAACATCCGGACCACAATGAAGCGTATCATATGTACCAAGCTTTTAGAAAGGTGTGTAGAAAAGAGTCACAATATCACTGGCACGAAATTATGAAGGTTATGGGTCGTTCAGTCATGTGTGGTGCTGTCGTGAGTCAGAACTTAAAAGTGCTTGAACAAGCCATATTTCATATGGATGAGAAAGAATTAGAAGATCTACTTCATGATATAGATGCCCCAGAAGTTTCAAAGTGGTATGATGAAAAATTTATAGTAACCTAAGTCACACTTTGTAATAACAAAATCAAACCAAAAATGGAAGCAGTGCGAGCCATTCAACACGGTGACGCCGCAATTCTTTGCGCCAACGAACACCAAATCCTCTATGAAATTGAATTGAGAGTTGAGGATTGTTCCACTGAACATGAAGATTATATGACATACTGGATTGCGTCACACAAAGACAAGGAGGTTGCCACTGAAATGTTTGAGGTTTTCATGAATACATGTTCAACTGCGTTCAGTCTTCATAAGTATGAAGAAATTATGGAGCTCTATTCGTACCCAACTATGGTGGGTGCGATCGCAAATGAAAACATAGACATCATAGAATACGTCATGGGATATCAAGGAAAAGATGCCCTCTCAGAGGAAATATACGCTCAATACGGAGACGAAGAGTATTGGCCGGAGTCACTCTTGACGTGGTATCGTAGAACTTTTTCTTAGTTTGTAATAAGTATGGCGAAGCTTGCGGACCTTGTTCACATTGCCAACAATGCCAAGACCAACGCTCAGAAGAACGCAGTCGGCGAAGAAGTTAAGAAGTTGATACGCGGACGAAAAGCGTGCTACCCGGAAAAGGAATTTTTTACAAAAGTCCAAACGAATCCACTCATAATTAATAAGGCTACTACCAGACTCCGGGCGATTGGGGAGGGTGCACATGGTACAGTTTTCTATGGATGTATCGATGATGAATGCAAAACCCAAGTTGCGATCAAAGAGACGACTGAAGAGACTGCTCGAATGGAATTTCGTATAGCGGAAAAACTGAAGGGTATGGGTGTGCCTCGTATGTACCACTTTAAATCATGTGATCGTTGGGACATGCTTTATTTTGAATACATCAATGGTCAAAGTCTTCAGCAATGGATGAAAAAGGATCAAAAACCCGAAGCCTATCGCTCCTTAATTTCACAACTTATCAGGAACTTGAAGAGAATCCATGAGAAGTACCCAAAGTTTAGACATCATGATCTTCATTGGAATAACATTCTTGTATTGGAAGGTAACAAACCAATCATAATTGATTTTGGTCTTTCAACAATCGAAGGTATTAGAAATCCAAATGTCACAAGTGGAGAATACAAAAATGACGGTATTTATGTGGGATCACACTACATGTATGATGTTCATTACATTCTCAACATCATTTATCGCTACACAAAATTTACAAAAGTTAGGGGATTTATAAGGGACTTGTTTCCAGAAAAATACCTTGGTTCAACCAATTCATATATTATATCTGGGCGTCTGAGACCTGGTTTGAAACATAATGATCTTCCAACCTATGATCAAATTTTGAATCACCCATTCCTTCAATCAAAGAAGAGAGGTAGCATTCTTAAAAGAGTTATACCTAAAAAGAAGGTTATGACACCCAAACCACAACCAAAGGTTGTCGCCAAACCCGCCACCGGTAGCGCCATTCGCCGTGCCAAGGCTGTCCTCGAAAAGGAAGCTGCCAAAAAGAAGATTCCACCAAAGAGACCTGGTATTGCTAAACGCGATCCATCTGTCATGAATCAAGTTCGTAGTATAGAAAGAAATATTGCGACTGAAAAGAAAGTGGTGACACCAAAACCAAAACTAAGAGTTTTCATAAACAAGAACGGCGACCTCAAGATTGAAAAGAAGAAGTGCCGTCTCTACAAAAAGGAAAATTTGGTTAAGATGTTCAAGTTAGATCCAAAATTAACTAAGGAACAAATGTGTAAATTCATAAAAAATATGTAATCGTATAGTATAAAATATGTGGCTTCTTGCTCTCCTCATCCTCATTGATCTTTTGATTCTCTCCCAAACAGGAAAGCGACGCACCAGCGCGTCAGTTTCAAATGGAGAACAGTGGACTATTTACGGGACCATGGGCTGTGGTTGGACTCGTAAACAGTTGGAGTACATGAAAAAGGCTGATAAGCCATTCAAGTTTGTTGACTGTGAAAAAGAAGGTTGTTCAGGCATGGAAGCCTTCCCAACTCTTGTTAGCCCCAATGGGGAAAAGATCGTGGGTTACAGTGAGATTTAAGCACGGATAATGCTCAAAGAGAGAGCGAGGATGAAAGCATCAAGCATGGTAGAAATTGGCTTGAGAACGGTAATGTGCTTCACAAGGGATCGGTTCCACGCGAAACGGAGAACGAAGGTCGCGATAAGAACGTTAAGAATGAAGAGGAGAAGCTCGGTGAGCATGTCCGACTTGGTTTGAGACTTGGCGACACGGTCGAGGACTTGCATTTTACTTATTAATGATATTTTTTTCTACATACACTACAAATGAAGGACCTCCCTCTCAGTGGGTCTGAAAGAAAATTCACCAACAAACGTTGGGGAACTTCTACTGGTATAGGCAATAACAATTGTTATGCATATGCCGTGGGCGACTATGAAGCGTATAGATTTCAAAAATCTATTCCAGGTGATCGCTCGGGTCTTTCCAATAGAAACCACAACTATACACACTGTACGGGTCTCCCAAAGCGCGTTATTTCGGATAACCCCGCAAAGATATATCGTGTCAAACCCAATGAAAAGTGTAAAAAGGGGTACTATAAGGTGATGATGTTTGTGTGTCCTGGAAGACCAACAAACTATATTCGTCAAGGCGATTTCCACTTCTATGTTCAACACAGTGTTGTGGAATACCGTGTTAAGCCAGGTGATACACAGGAATCTGTCGCCAAATTCTTCAAAATACCTTTGTCAAGAGTCAAGCGTGCTGGTAAGTTTATGCCAAATAAGAGAATCGTTTTTAGAGCCAATGTCTTCAGCCACAAGCGGGGGTGGGCCACGGGTCCACTTCTGGTTGATGCATCTGGTAAATCCATTAAGGATCCTCGTAAAGCGGATAGGAACTACCCCGGACTAAACTATGAGACGTACTGCAGCTCATTCTGCGTCAAGGACAAGGGAATCAAGGTCGGAAAGACTCATCCCAAGGTCAGACAGAAGACTGTCTAAATCTACTGTATTTTCAACATCAAAAGACATATCAAATATATCCATTATATTGAAAATGGCTTCACTCTGCAATGACACAGCGTTCGACTGCGCTGTGTAATTGTTCTGAACCGTGACAGTCACCTTAAATTGTGAAACGTCAAACACTTTTCTACATATGGGACAAGTATTCTTACCTTTACTTTTCCATTCCTCTAGACAGTGGGAATGAAACATATGTCCACATCTGATCGGAGAATTGGTCCTCGTTGATCTGACTTCATTGAGACATATGGCACATTGTGACATTCTAGAGTATGGGTTTAAAGTTTTTTTCGTGATTTAGCTCAGTTAGTAAATCTTGGACATATCGGTGTATCGATCGCATGGGTCACAGGTAGTTCGTGATTGTTCTTGAACTTTGTTAAGAAGTTCTGGACCTTGCTTTTGAAGAAGTTGACGGTAGCTGTAGTTATCTTCAAATGTAATACCATTTTGTTTCATCAAATAGTTGTTTGTAAGTTGGGCTGAGGAATTGATGGTGAAGCATCGACCATCGGCCATACCAAGTCGTTGAGACATCTTATATTAAAATACATCTAGAAATTAATTTGCCTGTTGACAATCGTTTGAAGCCAGGAATTAAATCCCTTACTTCTGAGATGTTGGATCATTGGTTCACACTTGTGTCCCAAGAATACATCAAAGACATCTGTCTCTACGGTGGGTGACACACGAATCTGGGGATCATCGTTGATATGTTGATTGATGATATTGTAAGCAAAAGCAATCTCTTTGAGAGTTTCTGCACCTGTGATGATAATTTTGCCAGTTGAAAAGATACTTGTCGTAATTTCTTTCATATCTTGAGCGGGTTTGAACTTGATTTTGACGGCGCTGTATCTGTCTGGTTCAAAAGAAACTTTGAAAATGTCCGAGTGATTCTCAAAGTGTTGGGCCACTCGCATGAGATTGATGTTGTAGTTGAGACTGAAGTTTGAGTTGATCATGACAACTCTGAAAGAATCAACTGGAACCCGCATCTCCATTCCCAAAAAAGTCTTGAAAATGTAGGTCAACTGGGTAATGATACGCTTGCAGTCAAAGAGATCACAGCATCCAGCCACTTGAATAGAACCATTTGGGAACACCTTGACAGACTTGGTACTGTAACTATCGTGATATGTCAGAGTCACTTGGTTATAGAAGGTTGTGGGCTTCAATTTCCACTCAAAGCCACAATCTCCCTTAGTACCCGATCGTCTCAACTTGAATGTTTCCAAATTCTCAAAGATGTGGCGAAGTTTTTTAATATCAATGTCTTGGATAAAGCTTGAGACCATAGTGATTGTTGTAATCTTTATCCAAGAAGGTCTCGTTTCATCGGGAAGTTCTTTCCTAAACTCATCAAGAGTGAGAAGATAGGAAAAACTGTTGTTGGC